AAGACTAGTACAAAAAGGTATTTCGATACAAACAGTGCAAGCTTGGTTAGGTCATAAGAATTATAAAACTACATTAAGATATGCTCATCTTGCACCACATAATGTGACAATAGCAAGAGAAGTATTAGATAAACGTACACACAATGGAGGCACACAATGGCTGGGTATCGCGATATAAAAAACTTAATAGATAAACAAATAGCATTAGAAGAAGAAATGCGTAATAGAGGTGCGCATAAAACAAAGATAAGACAAGCACAAGTAATAGAAAAAGAAAATGAGTCATTAACAATACATGGCAAAAAATTATTAAAAACAAGTATTGAAAATTATGAACGTGAATTAGACTTGTTTTTACAAGATGTAAACAGAGGACCTAAATTTGTTGCAACACAATTTTTGTCACAATTAGATACAAAGACTATAGCGGTTATTGCAGCAAAAAGAATTATTGATGGCATAACAACTATACGTAAGTTTACAGCACAAGCAATATCTTTAGGTGGTAAAATAGAAGATGAATTATATTTTCGTAAATTTTGTGAAACACATGGTTTTTTGTTTGACAAAATAGAAGAAGATTTAAACAAACGTACATCTCATTATGAATACCGTAGATGGAAACAATTAATTAGTAGTAAAAGACAAGGCTTTGAATGGACTAAATGGACAACAAGAGAAAAACTTTTAGTTGGCGAAAAGTTAATCTCAATATTTATACAAGCAACAAATCTTTGTAAAGTATCAAAAGAAATAAAAAGAAAAAGATCTTATTTTGTAATACAACCAACTGAAAAAACTTTAGAGTGGATTAAAAAAGTAAAAGACTTTAATGAGTTTTTAAATGCAGAAAATTTTCCGATGTTGATAAGACCAAGACGTTGGAAAAGACCTATTGGTGGTGGTTATATATCAAGACATATATCGCCAATGTTTCTTGTTACAGGTCATAATATTACTTCGCATAGAACTTATTTAAAAGAACTACATCAATACGATATGCCTGGTGTTTATCAAGGTATTAATGCTGTGCAAGATACAATGTGGAAAGTTAATAAAAATATTTTGTTAGTCGCACAAACTGTGTTTGATAACGATGACAGAAATAGAGGTGGTTTAGTTACAAGTAAATTATTAGATTTACCTAATAAACCTTCAGCCATTATTAATAAAACAACTTTAAATGATGACGAAAAACAAGTATTAAAAAGATGGAAAGGTGAAGCTGCTGCTGTTTATACACTTAATAAAAAATTAGGAAGTAAAAGATTAGCAACTGCTAAAACAATATGGCTTGGCAAAAAGTTTGAAGATGAAACTGAAATTGGTTTTCCACATCAGTTTGATTTTAGAGGTCGTATGTACCCTGTTCCAGCATATCTAAATCCACAAGGACCTGATTTGTCTAAAGCATTATTAAAATTTTCTAATAGTAAACCATTAGGTGAAGTTGGTGAACGTTACTTGTGTATACATTTAGCAAACATGTATGGTTATGATAAAGTGCCTTTACAAGAACGACAACAATGGGCGATGAAACACAAAGAAGATATTATCGCAAGTAGTCAATCACCTTTTACTTGTAATTTTTGGGAACAAGCAGATAAACCATGGCAATTTCTTGCTGCGTGTATGGAATTTGATAAGTTTATAAAACATGGTAGAGCTTACGAATGTAGTTTACCTATTAATATCGATGGTAGTTGTAATGGTTTGCAACATTTTTCAGCAATGTTAAGAGATGAAGTTGGTGGACATGCAGTAAATTTAACAAACACAAATGATCCGCAAGATATTTATCAAATAGTTGCTGATAAAGTTAATTTAAAATTAAAACAATCTGATAATCCATACGCAAAACAATGGTTAGATTTTGGTGTTGATCGTAAAACAACAAAAAGATCTGTAATGGTTTTGCCATATGGTGGTACTAGATATTCTTGCGTTGATTTTGTCGATGATTATGTAGAAGAACGAGAAGAACGTGGTGATCGTGTTCCATTTATGAATAGAACAAATGCCAATTTATTTTTAGCACATATAATATGGGACTCTATTGGTGATACAGTGATTAAAGCACGAGAAGCAATGGCATGGCTACAACACGCTGCAAGACTTTGTGCAACACTTAAAACACCTGTACACTGGGTTTCTCCTTTAGGTTTTCCAGTACAACAAGCTTATTATGACCAAAAAGATATGGTCGTCAAAACTAAAATGATGGGTCGTATAAGAATAAAATCAAATACAGAAAAAATAAATAGAAGAAAACAAGCAAATGGTATTTCGCCAAACTTTGTGCATAGTCTTGACGCAACAGCAATGTTGCTTACAATAGATCATTGCATACAACATGGCATAAAAGATTTTGGAATGGTACATGACTCATATGCGACTTTACCAGCGGATATGGATATACTAAATAAATGTACCAGATCTGCGTTTATACAAATGTATACTGAAATGGATCCATTGGACCATTTTAGAGAACAAATCTATACTTTGTTGCCCGACAAACTTAGAGTAAAAATGCAGCCACTTCCAAAAAAAGGGACACTTGATATTGAAGAGATTAACAAAGCAACGTATTTCTTTTCATAATGGAGTGTATTAGTAACACATATAGAACAATTAGCATAGGAGGACAACATGGCTAAATATGTACGAGTTACAACGCCTGTCGGAAATGCGTCTTATCCATGGCTTAAACAGCCAGATACGAAGTTTAATCCAGATGGGTTGTATAGTTGTAACATAATTGTCGATAAGGATAAGGCACAAAAACTTATTACTATCATCGACAAGGCTTACGATGACAACATAGCATCAGAAAAAGCCAAAGCACCTAATAAGAAAATCAAGCTTGCGGCTAAACCATATGATGAACAAGAAGGCAATAAAGTTTTATTTAAAATTAAAACTAAAGCTAAAATTGGCGATGTGGCAATTAGACCGCATGTTGTTGATGCAAAAGGTCAACCAATTATCAATACAGATATTTTTGGTGGCAGCGAAGTTAAAGTATCTGCAGACCTTATACCTTATTATGTGCCAGCGAATGGAGCTGGTATTTCATTGAGATTAATTGGAGTACAAATACTTAAATTACAATCTCGTGCGATGCCGTCTATGGACTCGTTAGGTTTTAAAGAAGAAGATGGCTATGTACATACGGAAGAAGAACAACTTGTGGCGAAAGAAGAGACAGACAACGTCGAACCTTCGCAACAAGAAGACTTCGTATAGAAGTGGCTTAGAGGAACGCATAGCTATGCAATTAAAAAAGCTAGGCGTTCCTTTTGAGTATGAAACGTTAACGGTAAAATTTGTGAAACCAGCAAAAGCAACAAGATATACACCAGATTTTAAATTACCAAATGGTATAATTATAGAAGCGAAAGGAATATTTTTTACAAAAGATCGTCAAAAACATTTAATGATTAAAGAACAACACCCGCATTTAGATATAAGATTTGTGTTTTCAAATCCAATGCAACGTATAAGCAAAATATCTAAAACAACATATGCTAAATGGTGTGAAACAAACGGTTTTAAATATGCAAAGGAAACAATACCTACGGAGTGGATTAATGAGAAATGTCGGATTAAGAACTAGAAAAGAAACTAATTCAATTTTTATTGATCATACTAATACACCATCAAACTTGGATATTACTAAGCACCAAGTCGAAATGCAACATCGCAAAGAAGGTGTGTTAGGTTATAAATATCATTATTTTATAACACTTGATGGCAAAGTTGAAAAAGGAAGAGCTGATGATGCAATTGGTTTTGGTTTAGGTTTACATAATGACGAGGCAATTGGAATACAATTAGCTGGATCTACTAATTTTACATACCATCAAGTTAGCTCATTAAAAAATTTAATAAAAACTTTACAACAAAAATATGGAAAATTAATTATTGAAACATCAAGTAAAGACATAGAACAGGAGTTAAAATGAAAATTATATTAGAAGGACCAGATTGTGCAGGTAAAACAACACTTGCAAATTTATTAAAACAAAAATTAACTGATTATTTGTATATACATAATGGTATTTATTCTAAAGCCTACAAGCCACATATGGATTGTTTAAAATTAGATAATGTAATTATTGATCGACATTGGCCAAGCGAGCTTGTGTACGGAACGACATTTAGAGCAGGTCCATCTTATAATGTATATTCAATGGAACAAGAATGTAAAAAACATGCGACTACAAAATACATATTGTGTTTGCCACCTAAAGATTTAGTATTAAAAAGATTTTTAGAACGTAAAGAACATGAAGATTTTGAAGATGTTTCTAAAGTTTATGATGCATATCATTTATTTAAAAACATGTACCCTTACTGGACATTATATAATTATGCAGAACACAACACAGAAGAATTTGTAAAGAGGGAAATTTAT